ATATGCTCTCCAGTATTAGCGATCATAGTTCCGCGAACTCCACCGCCAAAAGCAAAATTAGGAATAGCTACAGGTTTGGCAGAACGACTAACCCCTCCTACTCCGCGCGCTATATCATGAGCTTCTCCAGCCATACCGGGTATAAATCCGCTAGCTCCTCGTCCTGCACCTTTACCTCCTCCTGCTGCTAACACAGTAGTTTGAGTGCCTTTAGGCATGCGCATTAACGTGGCCGCAATATTACGTATTGACTTTTCTTGAGCGTCTAAATCTTGTTTCGCTGCTTCAGCATGCGCCGCAAATATGCCGGCTTGTCTTGCAGCATTGCCTTCTTCTGCTGCTATCATGTCAGCCAACCCAGCCTCAGATCTCATTGCAGTTTCAATAATTTGTTCTAACTGAGCTCTTTTTTGGGTTTCAGTTGTAATACCAGCTAAGGCAGGTAAAGATTTTAACAAATATGAAGTAGTATTAATGAAAACTTTACCAATGAGTCCCACGATAGCCACAAAGCCGGGGCCACCGATAACATTTTTAATTCCTTTTAAAAGTCCATTGGCTATTTCGCTGCCCGCTCCTTCACCATCTATAATATCATTCAACCCTTTCATCATACTCGACAGAGGGTCTAGTAAAGCTTTAGCTATCGGTTCAAATGTAGCTCTACCAATATTTTCTTGAAGTCTTTTAAATTCTAAACCAGTTTGAGTTGTTAAAGCAGATAAAGTTTTATTTAATTGGGCGGTAGCTTGATCAGCCTCATTGGTAGCATTTACAGATACTTTTAATGCTTGGCTAAATGTAGATTGCTGCTTATTTAAATCTCTTAATATTGCAGATAAAATGTTAGCTTGGAAAACACCGGCTACCTGCTCACGTAGATAAGCTTGGTTTTGATCAGCTAGACCTTTGTAAGATTTGGCGAAATTATCTAAAATTCGTATTGCGGGTAATGTTGCGCCTTCTACATCCTTTACAGCTACACCATAAGCTTCTAATGCTTCTAAAGTACTTTGACGTTGCAAACGCGTAAAAATAGTTTTCATGGCGTTACCAATAACAGCACCGCCTCGACCCGTGGTTTGCTGAACAGCAGTGACCATAGCATTTAATTCATCAAAACCTACTTTAGCATCTTTAGCTGAAGACCCCACTCGACCAATCGCCTCTACTAGATCTCGAGCGCCAACAGCAAATTTTGTTTCTACAGCTACAAACTTATTTACTGAACTGGTGGTAGTCACCATCGCATTATCAAAAGCGTTGACTGTGGCAGTTAAAGAACTCACCGCTTTATCTGCATTAATACCCGTCAAACGAACTAACGTTAAAGCATCAGAAGTTCTTTTGAGGGTTTCTTCTGTTTTTAAACCTTGACGAGCAAACTCTAGAGCGGCTTTAGTTGTATCTTGAAATGCAGTAGCGTTTTTCTTACCAATCTCAAAAAGATCATTTCCAAATTTGGATAAATCTTTGTTTGACATTTGAAGAATACGATTGATATCTGCAAAAGCTTTTCCTACTTCAACTGTAGTTTTAGCCAGTTCTTTAAACGCTTTAGAAATTCCTCCTATAACGGCTGTAGATGCACCGAACGCAATAACACGAGCATTAGAAGCTGCTAACGCTGAGTCAAATTGTTTTAAGTCTCCAGTAATACGACCCAAAGGTTGACGAAACCCTTTTTCATTAACTTTAAGCTTGAGTTCTGCACCAGACTTATTAAGCGCTTGTTGCGCCATTTTTCTTCCACGCTCAACTTCACGCAGCCAGTGCTTTTGATCAATACCTACTTTTAGATCTACAGACATAATTCTAATCTAATTTATACACTTTTTTTTAGCCCTTTAATACCTTCATTAGATCTTTCATGTCCATTTTACCACCTTTTTCTTTTAATTTTGCGGAGAGGCTATCTCCTTCTGAACCTTTTATGCCTAAATAATCATAATCTTCTTTTTTGGCCCCTACTATGGTGGAAGCCCCATCTTTATCCATATTCTTTAATTTATCTTTTGCTTTTTCTTGGGCATTCACATAATCTAAGATTTTTTCAGGATTAGTTCGTATTCTATCGGGAATTTTAGTATAGTTTTCAAAAATATTTTTAAACATTCTCGCATAGATTATTAATTTAACTTGATTAATAGAAAGCTCAAAAAGAGGCGCGGAAAACATATTATTTACATTTTCACAAAAAGGCATATAAGGTTGAAAAAAATCTTGAAGTACAATTTTTTGTATATTTAAATCATCAAATACTCCATAAGAAGAATTATAAAGCCGAACAATTTCAGCCATTTCACTTCGAGTCATTTCATCTACTTGTTTTTGATTATAGTAAGTTTTAAGTAATTTTGAATCTTGATATAACGAACGGACAATATAGTGATCGGAAACTCTACTATCAGCATATTTTTCACAAGTTTGACCGATTAATTCGTCTTTTTTGCTTTCATAAAAACTTATCTTTTTTTGTGCTTCTAGTATTTCTTCATTAACTCGATCAATTTCTGCTTTTAGATAAAGTTCTTTTTTAGTAGTTTGAACTTGGGAAAGGTATTTCTCCTGCTCTGTAATTTTGGCTTCATCAGAAGGTAGCCACAGTTCTTCTTCTTTTAGTCGATTTAACGCTTCAGCTTTAGTGGGAAGGCCTCTTGTTTTTGCTTTTTCATAAAAAGCATTACGCACCTCTTCAATATCTACCTGATCAAAAACAGATAAATGTTTTAAATAAGCGGGGGATTTTCTATAATTAATTGCAGACCAACCAAATACTATGTCTTTAAATAAATGTCGAAAATTAACATTAGCTTGGGTTGTCGATATCATTTATAATTTTATCGAAATCTTGTTTGGTAGTCTCATTGCTAAAATACCAGTAACTTAGTAAAGCCGCCAACTTACCCGACACTAATTCGAATAACGAATCTTGTTTCTCATCTTTTTCATAGTAGGAGTCGACTTTTGCCTCAAATGTATCTCCTTTAAATAAAGGCTCCCACTCGGCCTCTTGATCGTCGCTTTTCTTTAAATAGCTTAAATGAGTTACATACCACATAACTATTCTATTTTGAGCTTTTGTGTCAGCCGTGTGATTAAATAGACTTTGATAAGAAGATTCTAATTGTACAATGTCGCGACGACAGATACCTACCCTTGCGCTTAATTTATCTAGCTCTTTTTGAACTTTTTCATTTAGACGCTTAACATTTTTATTTTGAAGGGTGCGCCTTGTGTATTCAGCTTCAGCATCAGCTAATTCCGCGTAAAGATCTACGAGTTTATTGGCATCGGCTTCCGCCAATAAACCTCCAGTATCTGAATATTTTTTGGCAAGCATAGCTTTGGTTAAAATTCCCTTTTTAATACAATTACTCATTTCAATAGAAAATTCCATATCGGCCTCTTCGAGTTCACGACGAGTAGGTTCTTTAATGCCAATGGTAAAAGGTACTTTTTTTTCTACTTTTTTAGTAATTTCTACTTCTTCTTCGACACCTTTATCATTTTTACGCTTTTCCTTAGTCTTTTCTTGGACTTCACGCACATCTTCCACTGTAAAAGAGTATATTTCCTTGAACATAAATCAGTAAAAATAATATTCTATATATACTTTTTTTCTAAAGGTTTTTTAAAAAGTGTATAATATAAACATGGCCAGTTTAATCTCTGATAGCGAAAAAGCCACACTTCATAGTGTAATGGACGACCAAGCGGATACGTTTTCACGTGCCGTTACCATAGTTAAGGACCCTATAGTTACTGTTCCCACCCCTAGTTCTTCTTTTAATTCTATCTACGGTAACGCTGGAGCTACGACGCCCATAACCTATACTGAACAAAGCACCACTATTCAAGCTCGAATTCAATATGGGGCACAAATGGATGAAGATTACTTTACGGCATCTAAGTCGCCAAACCAAATTAAAGTAGATATTCCTGAAGGATTAGTAAGAATGAAAATAAAAGCTTCAGATTATGCGACAGTTTCTGAAGCCAAAAGGGTAGAGTTTGATGACCAAAAATTTTCTATTTATAGCGACTTTAGAGGGCATGGACTATTCGATACTAAATTTTATACTGTAATGTTAAAGAAAATTACCTAATGGCACTTTTATCAAATAGGGATCTGCAAAACGTAACGCAGCAGATAGTTAAAGAAGACTCGTTTAAGCAAGAAGCTAAACAACTTGTCAAAAAAGAAATAGAAGCTATTCATAAACAATTTTTAAAAAGCTTCGACTCTCACCCCGTCACACTAGAAATTGAAGGTGGCGCGATGGCCACAAATATTAGCAAAACATTAGGAGGAATTGGAAATTTATTTACTTATATTGGCTTTGAAGCAGGCAGTAATCCAATCGCACCTTTACGCAGGTTATTAGAATTTTACCAAATTCATTTTCATCCTCGAAAAAACTATATGTCTGTTAGAATTGAGGTTCCAACTAAAGAAGAAGTTTTTGCAGCTACCCCGATGCCATGGGCAACAGGGCGCAGTTGGGCACGAGGAATAGAAAGAGGTATATCAGGATTAGGCCAATATCTTGTTAAAAGTAGTAGAATAGCAAAATCTAAGTCTGGTTTTGCAATCCAAACTGACGCGCCCGTAAGAGGCGGTAGATTTTCAAATACCTCTTATATGTCGGCTTTACTTAACGCATATTATAAAGAAATAGAAAAATTAGAGAAAAAAACTTTTTCATGAAAACAGTATATCAACATGAACTTTTAAATAGCTTTTACTTATGGTTTGATAATTTTCTTACCAAAAAAGGAGATGCTTATAATACTTATAGTACAGATTTTTATTATTACTCGGACGAGCGAATTCAAAATAAAGTAGTGTTCGGCTCACCTTATAAACAATGGGTATATGATAAAAATATCACTAACGCGCATATTAACCCGACCATAAGCGGTGACTCAGGGGCGATTGCGGCTGGCACAAGCGGGCTTAAATTTGATTTTGATAATGGCAGAATACTCTTTGACTCTGATTTTGCGACTGGCACAAATATAAGCGGCACATACAGTGTTAAAGATTTTAATGTTTATATCGCTAATCAAACCGAAGAATCAATGATTACAGCTACAAAATATAAAAGCAATAGCCGTTATGGACGTACTTTAACTTATGTAGCTCCTTATGATCAAGCTACACCAGCCGCTTTTCTTTCTTTGGGCGCTACCACCAATGAACCATTTGCATTAGGAGGGACGGATAATACTATTACAGATGTAACTGCCGTCGTATTTGCTGAAAATATATATCAATTAGATGGGGCTCTTTCTGTAATGGCTGATTCTGCACATTCAGTTTTCGGCAATATTCCTTTTACTGGCTCACCTTTAGATGAATATGGAGATGTAAAGTCTGCCTATTCTACTGGGTACGATTATACTAACGTTGCAGCGGATGGAGATTTCTATATGATTAATAGCGTTAATGTTTCAAAAATATCTGATAGCGCAAATAAAGTAATACCTGTTGATCTTTTTGTAGGGTTTATGGATTTTGAAGTCTACAAATACAGGAACCCTCGAAGTTAAATGTTCTCAAATTCGAAAAAAAGTTGTAAATTATTTTAAATTTACAATATACTATTATGGCTAGAAACAGAGTAATTTATCAGAGTCAGGCTCTCTTCATGAGCCCTACATCCACTGGTTACCATCAGCAAACAGGCAATAAATTTTGCTCTGTTGACGCTCCCGGTAATACCAATTGGACAGGAGTTACGGGTGTCAGTTTACCAGACGGTTCAATACCGGTTGGTGGTGGCGCAGCCGTTGTTTTAAATAGATCCCTAGTTGAGCCCCTTCACCGTGTTCAGTCTGCGAACTTTAATTTCACAATTAATCGCCAAGATATCAATGAATTCGGCAAACTGGCCAGATTAGATTCTATTGTGATGGAATCGCCCACCGTTGGTTTAGATTTTAATTATTATCTTACTGATGGCGGAAACGAACGTAAAATGGGTTTCAATATTCCTACTAATGGATCTGGAAGCGCTGCTAATCACGGCTCCCGACCTAATGCAAACACTGTAGCATGGACAGGAGATGGCTGTATATCTGGCTTTTCTGCTCTTTCTGGTTTGATCGAAGACACTCAAGGAAATAACTATTTTATTGTTACTTCTAAGGAAGGTACTGATGTTCAGGGAGATACAGTAGTAAATAATAATACTGATTTTGATGTTATTGGAATTGGTAATGGTTTCATTAGTGATTATTCTATTGATGCATCTGTAGGCGCTATTCCTACCGCAAGTGTTACAGTTGAAGCTTTTAATATTAAGGCAGATAACTACATTTCGGGAACTAGCAGCGATAACCAATCTGGAGTTATAATTCCGGGTGTTAATGACACAGATGGCCAGTTAGTAGACGTTGGTTTCAATTTCCGTGGCGGCACTATTTCTACCACAGGAGATTATGTATCTGGAAGTCTTGTCGCAGATAATACAATTACTGCATTACGTCCCGGCGACATTCTGTTAGAATTCATTGATCCAGCTCCAGATGGTTCATTTAATACTGACGGTTTCGCTGTATTAAGCGGTGATGGATCAGCTCATATTCAAAGTTTTGGCGTTACTGTTCCAATGAGTCGTACGATTTTGGGCAGATTAGGTAATACATTTGGATATGCTCGTGTGATTGATCTTCCAATGAATATCGACATTAGTGTTTCTGCAATTCTTTCAGAATTAAGGTCAAATAACTTATTTGAAAGACTTGCAAGTACCGATAAGCATGACTTCCGTTTGACTATGCGCCGTTCTGCTGGCACAGGCAAACCGGGTGCTGATGCTATAATTATTGATGTTAAGGGAGCTCGACTTGAGGGTGAAAGTTATAGTAACGCTATCGGAGATAACGAAACTGTAGATATCACCTTCTCTACACAAGTAGGTGGCTCCAATGACACCGATAACGGTATCTTCATGAGGGGATCGTATGCCAGATGGCCTTCTATTCCGTACTGGGTATTAGGAGATCAAAAATCTCAAAAAGGTGGCTTAGCTAACGAAGTGTTAGTCCCATCCTAATATCTTCAGAATATTAATTCAAAACCCCGCCTTCGGGCGGGGTTTTTTATTGTGAAATACTATAAATAAAGTGTATAATATAACGTGGCTAGAAATAGAATAATTTACCAAAGTGAGGCTCTTTACATTTCTCCAGCCTCAACAGGCTATCATCTTCAGTCAGGACAAGGAAGGGTTAGCTTGGTTAGTGGCGCGGGCCAATGGGACTATAACGCAAATTTATCTCAAGACTCTGCGGCCCAAACGGGCTCATTAAGGTGGAGTGGCATCAACGATCCAGCAACCGGAAGAGCTCCAAGCGACTGGGCTCCTAGTGGGCCATACGGTCCTAGTGGCAGCATTTATCGCACCCTTGTAGAGCCATTACACCGTGTGCAAAGTATCAATTTTGACTTTAATATCAATAGGCAAGACATTAATGAGTTTGGTAAATTAGCTCGTTTAGATTCGATTGTAATGGAATCCCCTACTGTTAACTTAAGTTTTGACTATTATTTAACAGACGGAGAAAATGAAAGAAAGATGGGTTTTAATATTCCCACAAGCAATGGGGATGGAGGTTTTCGACCAGTCAGTGCAAACTATTGGACAGGCGATCTGGCTGTATCTGGACATAGTGCATTGTCAGGCCTTATAGATGATACTATTGGTAATAATTATTTTATTTTAGTTGGTAAAGAAGGAAAAGATTTAGATGGAGAGGCTATTACTAGTTATGTTTCAGACTCCACAAATTTTGATGTTATTAGTGTTGGCAACGGATTTATAAGTGATTACAGTGTTTCTGCAGCCGTAGGATCAGTTCCTACTGCCTCAGTATCTGTGGAAGCATTTAATATAAAAACAGATAATAATGCGTCTGGTAATACTACTACTCATGGATTTATAAATGCCACAAACAATCCTCTTTCTTCTGGCAATGGCTTAAATTTTCCATCTATCCCAGCTGTAGATCAAAACAATGGCACAAGTGGAATTCAGTTGAGTGATACTGCTAATTTTGGTGATAGTTCATGGGCTAGTGTTACCAGATTTGCACGGTTTAGCGTACCTTCTTATAATACTGGTACAGCCGATGTAGCAGCTTTAAGACCGGGAGATATACTCTTCTCTATGAGTAATTCGGGAGATTACAAAGGATTTACCGATATGAATGGAGCGGGTGAAGCTCATCTTCAGAGCATGACAATTAATGTGCCGATGAGTCGTACAATTTTGCAACGACTTGGTAATACTTTTGGTTATAGTAGAGTAATTGATCTTCCAATGAATGTAGATGTAAGTTTATCCGCTGTTCTATCGGAGCTTAATGAAAATAATTTATTTGAAACTTTAGCGTCTAACCAAACTCATGATTTTACGTTGACAATGAGAGAGCCTAATGCTTTAACAGGTGAACCGGGTGATACTGCATTAGTATTTAAAGTTAAAAACGCTCGCTTAGACAGTGAAAGTTTCAGCAGCGCGATAGGAGATAACCAAACAGTGGATATAGTTTTTACTACCCAAATTGGAGGCGCTAATGATACTGATAATGGCTTATTTATGGAAGGAAGTTATTCCAGATTTTCAACTTTAAATTACTTCCCGTTAGGATCTAAAAAGACATTAGATGCAGCTTACAAGGGTGATGGGGGACAATAATTAGTACCCTACTCGCCCACGATAATCATAAGCAGAATAGATATCCCCGCTAGCGTCCACAGAAGCGTCTGTACCAGCGACTTGGACCGGCTCCGCATCATATATATTATATTTAGCTACAAGCGTTTCTAGGCGCTCCTGAGCGTCTTTAGCGAAGCCTCGATAAGTCTTTGCGATTTCGTTTTTATTGGTTCGCGTAATCATTGAATCTCCTTCACGCAAAGAAATAAAATCTACTGAACTATCTATACCTTTTAAAACAGCTCTTGCTTTTTTTGTATAATAATTATTGAGATAAATCTGCTTATAGATATCTGCTTCTTCGAAGCGAAAATTGCCCGACGGCATAAGGACCGTATCATCAGGATAGTCCGTAGTACTTCCTGAGCCCGAAAAAGCCCTATAAATGATAGTATTTAACAGCCCGACATTATTAGCAAGCCACCCTGAAATTGAAGCCAATGTGGAGTATCCTGTATCTGAGTCAAACTCATCATTATAAATACCCGTAGCAATAGTGCTAACCAAGTATGGCGTTTTAGATCGGTCCGGCATATAATATATTTACACTAAAAACTAGAAACCTTCGCTCATTAATTTCTTTGCTTTTTCATGGTTTGGATGACTAGGGTCATGAATCGGCAAAGGGTCTTCCATACTAATTGTACGAGCACCTCGAGTTACTCTCTGAAATTCTGCCCGCAACTTATCTCGAAGTCTTGCTAAACTACCATCAGGAAAAACTCCTACCTTCATTGCTATATTTTGTAAATCGCTCAGATTAGAATCTTTCAATTGATTTTCAAAAATATTTGGGTCGTTAGTTCCAAATGGATTTACTGTTTTAATCCCTAACACTTCTTCTAATTTTTTAACCTTTTCAACTGCATCATCATCCATTTTACCCGTAGCAAAATTTTGTAAATCTTCTAGCTCGGGTTTCTTTTTAGAAGCCTTAGAAACTGTCTTTTCCGTCTTTTTAGCGGTTTTCTTTTTCGCTGCCATGTTAATATATTACAACTAAAATTGGGTTTTTCCAAAAAAAAACTCCGCTCCCGGAGGGGAGCGGAGTTATCAGGATTACACTGATTACATAATTAAGCCCACTAAGGCTCTGTTGTCCAAGACCATACGTCCCTCTTCCAAAGCGCCGTAATAACCGATTCTCTGCTGTCTAGCGGAGAACTGATCATCAGCCACCAAGTTAAATTCGGAACCAGTTTCGGAATCTACAGCAATAGCGCGAACCATCGCGTCACGACTGCGATCAAGACCAACAATGATTTCTTCAGTAGCACCATTAAAGACGCTAGAAGCACTAGTAGAACCGTTATCAAGATAATCGGTACTACCTGCAACTGTATCGAAGACATCATTGAATCTCTTGCCAACACCAAGCTCGAGGACCTCTGTGATAGCTACACCGAAGAACTCAGTCAAGCCGCTTTGGCTAAATACTGCATTTCTCACAGCGTCAGTAGCTGGAATACCAGTACTGTCTTTATCCATCGTTCCTGTTGGAGCTGCGGTGTTCATCGGGTTATAAGCCATAGCACGAATCTGCTCTACAACTTCAGGTGAAACCAGAAGATCAGTTAAAGCCTTACGAGCGCCAGCAGGTGTACCACCGGACCATGAAGCGTTAACTCTCTTCATCTTCGTGAATAACTTATTCAAGTCATCCATGATGAAACGGTTAGCATTCTGAGTTCTGAACACGTTACGGTTTTTAGCTGTGAAAGAAGCATTACCGCTGGTCGCATTCGCCAGAGCTGTCATCAAGAGGTTGGCAGAAGTTCTTTCCTGCTTGAGGAGAACTTCCTGTGCAACGCGAGTAAAAGTTTTACCAATCACATCTAATCTAGAACGTGAAGCATACTTTCTATCGAAAGATACAGCACTATCTAAGTTGTAAGTGGCAAACTTCAGCTCGGAAGCTGTCGGCTGCACATAGTTTGTCGGAAGACCGCCTGCCACAGACTGGCTGTAGACTCGGATGTAATCTTCGTCAAAAACATCATAGTATAAATCTAACGGAATCGAAGGATTGTCGTCAGCATTATACTGTAACGGAGTAAATAAATTACTAATAGTCGGAGCGTTATTGATAACTTCGGCCAAAACCGGACCAATAAACTCAGCTAAAGCAATTTGAGCCGCGTAGGCAGTCTCGCGATTGCGAGAGCCCATTGCTTTGATTAATTCGACCTGCTCATCGGTTCTTTTTAATGTAATTTTCATTTTATAAATAATTCCTTTCTCTAGTTAATTATTATGCAACATCCAATGAAGCTGTTGAATCGAATGCGACCAACGCATATTGCGCGGTTCCTGTTCCTGCGAAAATGTCAGACTGACCATTCTGCGAAGTTCTATTACCAGTAGCCACAATGTGACCACAAAGAGCTGCGTCAAGATCAACTAAACGTTCGCGGTTATAACCTGTTAATTTGCCCGCATTTGCAGAGACACCAACTACGTTACCGGGAACGAAATTGCTATCTTTTTCATATGCGTTTTCATCAAAAGTGAACAAGCCCTTCGTAGCAACAGGGCAAGCCTGACCGCTAAGAACTGCTTGAAGTTCATCTTTCTTGATTGGGTTATAAAGGAGTTTTTCTCCATTCTCGTCATTCTTCAACGTTTGATTGAGGGTGACGCCTAATACCGGAGCTCCAGTAGTTGCAGGTTGGAAACGTAAAGGTACAGTTGGGTACTTGTCAGCGCCCAAGAACGGATAATCAGTTTTGCCCAAGTAATCACTGCCGATAAGATCGAAAGTATCTTGATTCAGATTACCGCTCAATACCTTGACTATTACTCCTGCACTACCATTGCCATTGGTCGTTGGATTATCATCAACTATTTGGTTCGCAAACAGATTGATGACATCAGTTTCGTTATATTGCCTAAATGGGTATAATCTAAGTGCCATAATGTTTTAATATTTTAGTAGGTTATTGAAATATTTTCGGTATTAAAAGCCCGTCTGAATTGATCTGACAGGGACTCTTCCGTGGAAGAAGCTTCGTTATTATTAGCGATGCTTGAATGCGGAACTTCAACGTTTTCCACAACTTCCTCTACAGTTTCTTCAGTCTCAGAAGAAGCCTCAGTAGCGATTGCAACGCCCTCTTGCGAAGTAGTAGCTAAACGCTTTTCAAGCTCTTCCTGAACTTTAGCCTCAAATTGTTTTTCCTGCTCAACTTTAAAAGCCTTGCTCTTATGTTGTAGAAGGGAAGCCAATTTGCCCTGATAACTTTCAAAAGCATCATCAGAAGCTTCAAGAGTCTTCACTTCATTCGCCAAAACCGTACGGTCTTGATCGGAAAGGTCGTAAAGCTCATCGATTGCTTCCATGCGACTATTGAATAGCTGTTCTGCCGCGGCAGCGCTGATGGAAGTTTCTAATGAGTTAATTTTTTCATTAGCCTCTTCCAACTTCTTATGAAGATCTTCAATCGAAGCTTTAGCTTCACTTGCATCTTTCTCAGCTTGAGCCTTCTCAGCCTCAATAGCTTCTCTTTCAGCTGTAAACTGTGCATCTTTCTCACGAATCTTATCGATTACATGAGAAGCTACATTGGCTACAGCTTCTTGAGTGAATTCAGCATTGTCCGCTAACTTCGAATCGAGGACCTTCTCGAACTCGGTTTTGAACTCTGTAATATCCATAGTATTAGTATTTTTTACATTATTAATTTCACTTTGGGAAATTTTTAAAATATTATTTTTAAAATTATTTTCACTTTCTGCGTCGACACGTTTATCGTTTATATCTAAATCAATGTTCTTCTGAACGATTAGTCCACTGACTTCTGCAGCAGGATTGGTTGTAAATCCAATTCCTAATGGAAATACATCTCCCACTACAAGCCTATAAATAGGAGTGCCGTCGTTTAATGCACCAGATCCTTCAAATGCTTTCAAAAAGTGTTTCATTTCACTTATATGATTAGGATCACTAATAATTTCAGCATCTTTAAGATCTTGAGATCCTACTGCTAAAACGTAGTCATTAAACCCAAGCTCCCAACTAGCAGAAATTTTATTGAAATAAGAGCTGTCTTCCTCACTGGACTGCAGAAGAACGTCTGCGAAATCTTTATTTACAGTTTTATATACAACTGCTGCTAAAGAAATATAATAAGGATCTTTATTGCCTAGGGCAGCTCCATTGCCTATAATTTTATCATTATTAAGATCTGTAAAACCTGCATTAACAATATGGCCTACAACTTTTTGTTTTTTATGTTCAATGTTTGTAGGCTTATTAACAAAATAATCTATAAGATCTACAGCTGTTTCAGAATTGATTCCGTCGCCATTTCTATTAAATTTATTTACAACCGCAGCATTAAAAGCCGCTCCAACTAAATCAATATTTCTCTCTAAATCAATAGACTTAGGGATAAGAGGACGTAAATTTTCTAAAGACGCTTGACTAATGTTCAGCTCGTTTTCAAGGTCATTTGTCGCATGAACAGTAAAATCGTATCGAGTTTTGTATTTAAAATTAGTCGACATATTCGTATAAAGTTACACAAAATTATTTATTGAGAGAATTTTTTCTACTATGATGCAAAATAGCTGCAGCGTAATCATCTAGCTCATGTTCTGAGCTGATTTTTAATATCGGCTCCATAGGCTGTAATTTTATTAGTTCTTGAGGGTCTGCAATGCATGCTTTCCCAGTTGAAAGCCAATCATTTTTATCTTTAGAAACCACTACAGATTCGCAAACTCTTTCTAGCATTTCTTTTTGATTTTTATTCAAACGCTTTTTCTTAAAAACCTTTTTAGCTTCCGTAGCTAATGAGTTGTACAAATCATTAGTCTTATCTGCAGTTTCTTTAATTGCGGTAACAGAATAACATTCTTTTGCTAAAGTTTTAGATCCTAATGGCCTTCCCGGATTAGAAGCGCTACGAGCTCTATTTTGTGGCTTGTTTAAAATTTCAGCACCCTTGGGATGCTTCATTTCTTCCACTTCCATATCCTCTTCGAGGGTCATTGGCATAGGCTGACCTCCTACAATTGGATTGTAATAACCTTTTTGACGGTCTTCTACAAATTTTTCTTGAGCGGCCTCTAACTCTTTACCTTTAGGAAATACTCCTGTTTCAATAACTTTAATCCCTTCTTCAGGGGGAAGAATTCCTAACTCCATCATGCGAGTAATAGTGCGTTGAACTTGTGTTTGGTCTTGAAGATCAATAGTCTCAAATTTAGCCACAGGAGCGTTTTTAAAACCATAATTTTTACAAAGCTGTTTAATCTCAGGCTGTAGAAAAGTATTTAAAAATGCATCGCGCGATTCTTTAAGTCTCTGCAAAAACATTTGGGCTTTTATTTCAGTGCTGGCAAATTTTTCTTGACTTAAAATTATGTTTTGAAGGCCTTCTTTAATATCTTGATTGACTACTTCGTATTTAGCTGGACCAATTACCTTTTGAATATCGGGAATAATAAATTCTGCTTTAGTTGTATAGTCACTAACAAGAATACGCCCAACACTTTGATTTTGGAAAAGCGATTGCATTGCCCGGATATTACGAGGGTTGACGCCCCCTTTATCCGGAGTAGTTCCCATAGTAATCATCAAAACTACATTCTCTATTGTGCGGCAAATAGATTGATCAATCTTTTTCATTTCCATTTTAAATTCTATATCATCTAAAACTGGAAAGCCAAAAGGCACAGCGAAAGGCTCGTAATCTTGCTTTTTATAAAAGGCATATCTTAGTTTTTCAGGATCTAATTCTACTTTTAAACCATTTAACGCCCATGAATCTTTTGCAATTTTTAATTTTATATCAGGATCAAGAGATTCATACAATTCTCGATCTTCATCTGTTTTAGGATTTTTGAGGCGTTCTGCTTCGTATTCACTTAACACTTTTGCATACAATCCTATATCAAAAGAAGTAGCTCTTTTCGCCACGATATCAAAAGGATTCAATAAGATATACCGAACAGGAAGTTTATTTGTTTTTAATGTTAACCCAAAATTTCTAACTTTTGAAAAGTCCTCTACATTAATTTTACCTTCAATGGTATATAAAAATACATTTCCACTCCTATAAAACTCTCTAAAAAATTGATCTTTTAAATTCCAAATTTTAATCTTTTTAAGCCATGCATTCACAAATGAGCGTGACTTAGCGCTACCTCCTTCTAGGTATAATGTAGAGTTGGCAAAATCTGCCATCATGTCTACAGCATTTCTGAAAACAGCAATATTAGCGTAAGCTTTCTGAGTCAACTCTATAGCGTCTCGGACATTAACCCCATCTAATCCATATTCGTAAGGAAGCATTCCTGCGCGAATATTATTGTACTTAAACAGTTTTGGGGCAATAGCAATATTATTACGACGAGTAGTAGTACTAGACCCGGGACCTCCCGAGCGAGCATAAGCCTTTGATTCGTGATTATAGAATGATTCTCCTATCAACTCGGGTTGATAGTTACTAGCGTTGCTTGTATGCGCCAAACCTAAAGGATCTTGAAGAGATTGTTCATGCTTTTCTTTCAATTTATTCCAATAATCCGACCTTTTCGTATATTTGCGTTTTTCAGCCATGTTAAAATAGATTACACTTAAAGTTTTGAAAGTGACTTTTAAAGTTACTTACTTTACATTATAAACTCAGGAACGAATGTTTCTATAACATCTTCTTGTTGCACATTTAAAGAATCAAAGTGGACTTTGGCCATCCAATTTGCTAAAACTAAAGCTGAATAAGAATCCTTTCGCGCTTTGTCTGGGCCAGTTTGCCGACGTAAATTAGAGGGCAAATCAAATGTTTGAGTGCCTTGTGAAGTCGTAGTGATTTGAATAAGAGCACATTCGTTTTTAGTTAAATCAATCATATCTGATTGATGCTCAATGAAATCGATCATTTTTGCTCCAGCGGTTTGTTTGCTTTCTTCGCTCGTACGTAAAAACTTTAAGTCTTGAATAGGAATGCTTTTATTTTTTTGCCTAGTATAAGCGTCGTCTATAGCCCTGCTTGCAAAATAAATACGCCGATGGTCAAAATTAGCTTGTAATAATTCGTTAGCTTGACGAATCCAGTTGCTTGTAGGCTTACGCAAAATTACATATTTGTGCTCTTTTCGGTTATATTGATTTTTATAAGCCTGAAGATCTCGTTGATATTCCTCGGGTTTATCTAATCCGACTTCAATAGTTTGTAGCTTTATATTTTTCTGCTTAAACAAATCACTTTCATTGCAAGCCTGCAAAAATTGAACTCCTCCATTATAATCACCGCATATTGAGATAATGTTAAAATTCTCCAAACAAAACAAAAAATAATTAATATGATTTTTTAAAGAAGTTCCGGATAAAGCATAGCTATGCACCAAAGTACTTTTTTGTTCTTCGGGTTGTAATTTTAAAATCTGAATCGCAAAGTCATCTGAACTTTCAGTTTGCGACCACGAAGGGTCAAACGCTAAAATATATTCTGAGTCGGGATCTCCTTGAACTTCAATGCACGGAGATTCTCCATCAGGAATTGTACATAATGCCATCTTACTGGTTTTAAAATACCCTGAACTGTCATCAGTAAAAATAGCACCGAATTCTCTTTCAAACTGAGACTGGCTCATCGTTGCTTTAGCTTGGTTTATGAGGTTCTCATCATATAGTTGTTTTGGGGCGCAATCATAACTATACTGCATAATACAGCGAGATGCATTATCTTTTTGCTGCTCGGAGGCTATTAAAAATTCAAATTGATTATAAAGTTTATAAAGATATTCAAACTTATAAGATGCAGATGAAAGAGCTATTAATTTGTTATTAGGCCATACATATCTTTCTTCTTCGGTCATTTGGTTTTCTTCTATAAGCCTTGATTCTAATTTAAAAAGGTCATCTCTTTGAGTAGGATTTTCTACTACCGACAAAAACGGAACAATGACCTCATTATAAATTCTTTCAGGCATTAACAAAAACTCATCAATAATAATACGATGAAAACGAAAACCACGTAGCTTCTCACCATCACCTAATGGCAATGCCCGTATACGACTTGCACCAATTTCCATTAGCCACTCATCATTACTTTTAGAAGTTTTGGTGATACATTGACGGAAGAATCCTGCTTCTGGTTTGTTTGCAATATCTTCAATCTTTTTGAAAATCATCTTTGCTTGTCGAAAAGATTTAGAAAGAATTCCTATTTCAACCCCTTGATTCAATACTGCATCTAACGCTGCAAATATACCTGTTGTAAAAGACTTAGACATTCCACGACTCCATACTCCTAAAAAATAATCCGTTTCAAACATTGACTTAATCGCCATATGTTGAAATGGAAAAAGTTTTACTCCCATCAGTAAATCTGTAGCGAAAGTAGTATTATTGCGTAAAAATTCATACAGGGCTAGTTTAGCTTCCCTCTCGTCCAAGAATCCATCGATTTCCAAAAGCTCTTCATTAGTCCTGAGTTTTGGGATTCTTCTTTTTTGATTTCCTTCTTGCCAGCTCATGATTTTCTTGCGTCCCAAAAATACTGCATATCAGTTTGCCAAATATTTTTTCCCGAGAGTAAAAGTCGAGGTATAATTGAAGCTGCATTCTCTCTATTTTCTACAAAGATAAATTGACACACCCTAGGATAATCGTGGCAGATATCTTTTATCTGTCGTAATGTGTAATCGATATTTGAGCGTCGATTAAAAATTTTATTCTCCTTAATCATTTTTTCTACGCTAGATTCAACAACAACGAACAAGTAAGCATCCATTTCTTGAGCTCTAGAAATTTCACGACGAAATCTTTCTATATTATTTTTACCTAAAGTTCCCTGTAAGTCATTGCCAGATTTTCTATCTACAAAAGTATAGTTATAGTGATCCCCTAAAACAGTATAATCTCCAATATCCAGTTTTAAAATTTCATTATTACATTCTTTAAAATTCAAAGGTTTTTGTTCTCGGGTATCAATTGCAATAGTCAAGTCTTCAGGCAATGAAAAAGTAAAAAAATCTCTAGGTAAATTTTTATTATATAACGGTTCGCAATTTATTTCTTGGCACGCCGCATTATAACTGCCCCATAATTTCCGATAGACTGCTAAAGAAGGTAAAAAAGAATTTTTAGTCTCTAAATGAAAGGGGCCATACTTTCTTTGTTTTTTAAGATGTCGTTTTTTTAGCAACGAGAGCGCATACTCTTTTACTTCATCTGGTGAACTTTCCTTACACCATTTGGTAAGTTGTTGCTTGGTGGAGAAATCTCTTTCAAAATATTCATCATATGTTTTAAACGGAAGGGGATCACCTGTTAATTTATTTTTTCTTGGAAAATGTTTTGTGTAATAAGATGCTAAATTTAAATCATGCTGCTTAATATGTTTGTGCAAAGAGGCTCGGCTAGCAAATTCTTTTTTGCACTCTGCGCATACGAAAACCTTAGATACCGTCTCTTCCATTATATTGCATCTTCTTTGCTAATACCTAAAACCCGCGCTTTCCAGTCGGACATTTTTTCTATTTCGTCAGCTTCTTTTTGAACCACTTGTTTTTGCATTTGAGCCATTTTAATCATCAACTTTCTTTCTTCTTCATCTTGAAAAAGTTGCACTAAAGAAATTATTGAAGCATTTCTTTGTTGCTGATTAGCCACTCTTTTAGCCCTCTCACCATTTAGTTTGGCTAGCATTTTATCAATACGATTAATGCATTGATTATACTCTTCCGCTTTGGTTTTCAGCATTTCTGTAAGCCGCATCGTGAGCTCATTTTGCCCTTCGGCATCATCAAACATTAAATTTAGTTTTTGCTTATGCTGTTCTATTTCTTTTAGATTAACATAATCCATACAAACATTAACATATAAATTTAATTCATCGGATGTTAAATCTGGTTTGTCCCATGTGCTTCGAATATATTCAGATTCAAAAAGCTCTCTACTTTGTTTTGTGACATAAGAATTTATGACTTGCAAAAATCGAGGAGCGCATAAATATGTGATTAGCTTTTCGACACATTTTTTATCTTGAACATTTAATTTATTTATATCAAATTCTTTTGCTGCAACTTTATTTAATCTTTTAATTGCTGTAGTTAAGATATGCGGAGGAGTATATTTTTCTCCGGCTGCATCATCACGGATACCAACGACTGAAGGAAATTCATTTCCAATATACTCACATAAAGCTATAAATTTTTCACTTTCAGCAAACCCTTTTTTCTTGGATTCTTCTGGCCATAACAATTGGCCAACTTCAAGTTTAGTCATTTCGGGGCCGTAATGATTTTTTATAAACGCCTTTTCGTTATCGGTCAAAAAATGCTTTACAACTCTTTTCTTAACTTTTGTACGATAGCTCAGGCCCTTTTCTACCCAATATTTTCTCAATGCTCTTCCCCGAACCGTACTACCTTTTTCGTTAGGATCATCAAATAATTTTTTAGTGCATTCGCTTAAATCACCATCAAGCTCCTCGAAAAGTTTAAGGCTTTTTTCTTTTTCTTCTGTTGTTAAAACGTACTCCTTCATTCGAAAAATATATCAGTTTCAAGGCATATCTTTTTAGCTATCTTTTTATAAAAATTTTTTAGATTTTTTATTTGCTTGTATCCCGCTTTTCGTCCCTTCTCATTACTTTTATAACCCAAAACTTTAGCTACCAACTCTTCGTCTATATGATCAATAAATAACATTTTATAAATAATATAATGTCTATCATTTAAATATTGCCTCATTAATAAATGTAGTGAGTTCACCGCTGTCCCAATACTATAATGATCTTCGGGAACTGTATAACGATCAAAAGGGTTGGTTTCTAAAGATACAGGTATCTTAATGTCATAAGCCTGCTTACGAGTTTTGTACCACTTAGCAAAATCGGGACACTCATCAGATTGTAATCCGCTAGGTGTGAAAGAGCATAGGTTAGAAACTTGGCCATGCCCTTGCTCTTTAGACTGATTGTGCTTGCAACTAATACATGGTCGCGCAAAATTAGAATAGTTATTACGAAGAATATTTTTGAGCTGATTAGAGATAATCTTATTTACCCATGGCTCTATCGGGCGAGACTGGTCCCACTGCTCCCATTTATTATAAATATGAGTGCGGATAATCTGAGATACGTCATCAAAGTCAAGCCATGCTAGCGCATGTAAATGCCACTTGTAATAGCGCTTCCTTATTTCATTATCGATTATCTCAAATTTATCTTCGTATGTTTGTTTTTTATCCTTCGCCACCGCCACCACCGATATCTTTAAATTTCCCCCTAGAGGAGCTACATTCAGCTTGGGACATCTTGGCGAATTGCTCGGCAGTCATCTTTTTATAATCACTGGCATTAGCCTTACTCTTGTAATCTATTTCTTCAGGATTTAAAGGATTACTAACCAAAGTTTCAAGCGTAACTTTTGAGTTAGGCATTTCTATATCATATTGCAGTTTTGATATATTAGGAATTTCCCCGTCGTCATTCTTTCCGTTCGCTGCTGTTAGACTAGGTTTAGACACAGAAGCGTTGGTCATACCAAACGCCGCAAATGTTTCCCCACAGCTTTGGCAGAAGTTGGGTTTCTTTAACGTGTAGCTGTTTTTAGCTCCACACTCTGGACAAAATATACTAGCCATTTTTTATAATTTATTTTACAGGGTTATTTTCTAGTTTATTCACTATAAATTTTAAAATTTCGCTTCGCAGAATATCTTCTTCTGTGAAACGAAACGTATGTATACCTTTTTCTTTACACTCATTATCGTCAAAAAGCTCCATAACGGGTGCAAAACCTGTTTTACCGTTAATATCTGACTGCATAGGATCTCCACATATAAAATATTTTGAATTATCTCCAATACGAGTAATCAAGGTTACCAGCTCTTTTCTGGTGAAATTTTGCGATTCATCAGCGATAATTAATTTATTATCCCAACTTGCACCGCGTAAATAATTGATAGGCGCACACTGTATTATCTTTTCCTCCATCAGCATTTTTATTTGATCTTTTGATAAAAGCTCCGTTAGTTTATCTTGAAGTGGCATCATAAAAGGGTGGAATTTTTCATCTACATCACCCGGTAAACTGCCTAAATTTCTTTCGCCGCTTTCTGCTATAGTGCGAACATAAAATAAATCTTGATTCATGTTCATATTGAATAGTTGCAAAGCAGCATAAATAGATATAAAGGTTTTTGAAGAGCCTGCTGGCCCTGAGACAAAAACAATTTTAGTGTTCTTGTCGAAAGCTATTTTTAAGAATTCGTGCTGTTTTTCAGTTAACTCAAAATTTTTTAAATAAAGTTTGTATTTATTTTCTGCAAGAGATATTATCTTTTCCGACGCCGTGGACTTCTTCCGTCTACTCATCATTAAATATTACACTTGACTTCAGGAATTGACTCTGTATTATTTAGATAAAAGATGATTTTCCATGTTTTAGCAGTTCCGGTACACCCTACTCGTAAAGAAATAACTTTATGTGCTTTCACGCAAAAAGTTTATAAGTTCTGCAAAGTAATGACAGAAAGAGGTCACACCGTCTTTCATTATGGACATCCTGATTCAGAGGTTTCATGTACCAAACATTTTAATGTAGTTTCGAGCGAAACTTACGATAGAGTTTACCAAAAAAAATCATGGAAAGATTTTATTTCCCAAAATGTTCAAAATGACGTTCACAAAGAATTTAATAAAAATGCTGCGGCTTTAATTAAAGAAAACAAGCAAAGTGATGATGATTTTGTATTGGCATTTTGGGGGTTCGGTCACGCTGAATGCTGTAAAGAGTTACATCCAGACTTTACAATTGTAGAGCCGAGTATTGGTTACGACTCTGCTTTTGCTCCTTTTAAGGTGTTTGAAAGTTACGCTCATTTGCACAAAATGCATTTTAAAATAAATGGAGATGAGGGATGTCCCTCGTTTACTGATCATGTTATAAGGCCGGGATTCTATTTTGAAGATTTTATTTACAAAAAGGAAAAAGAAAATTATTTACTATTTTTAGGTAGGCTAATAGATAACAAAGGTGTAAGCATTGCACAAAACTTGTCTAAGGCGGCTCAAATCCCTATAAAATTTGTAGGGCCACAAAATCAATTTCAACTCCCTAAAGATAATCCTTTAGCTGAATATATTCATACAGTAAGCTATGAAGAGCGGAAAAATCTTTTAGCTAATGCAAAAGCTTTAATAATGCCTAGTTTATATGCAGAGCCATGCGGATGGTCAATGTTAGAAGCTTTTATTTCCGGCACGCCAGTTCTTTCGACAGATTGGGGAGGCCTAAGTGAATATAATCTGCATGGCAAAACTGGATTCCGCTGCCGCTCTTTAAATGAATTTTATCACGCCTTGGGTGCTATTGACACCATCAAACCCGAATACTGCCGGGAGTATGCAGATAAAAATTTCACGATTAACATCGTTGCAAAAATGTATGAAAGTTACTTTATTCACTTATTAAATGTAAAAAAATATGGCTTGGGAGCTGTTTTTTCCGAATGTGATTTTCTTGTCAAAAATTGATTTATTAAAAAAAATAAATAGTAAATTTCAAAAAGTGTGTATATAATACGTACAAGATGGCAGGGGAAAATAAAAACAAAATCGGATTCGGGGACTTAGACACCTTTCTTAAGATAGCGCCAATTATTGGTTTAGCTGTTTTAGCTTATTTGCAAACATTATTTCCAAGTAAAGTAGAATTTGAAAAGTTGGAAGATCATTTAATTCAAATGGACAAAAAGATAACAGAAATTACAATACTTCAAAAAGACACTTCAAATAATACTTCATCAATTAGAGATTTAGGCTCCAGATTAAGAGAAATAGAAATTAAGTTAGCAAAACATGAGTCCGTAGATGCAAAATCAAAAAAACCATAGAAAAACAAATTTTAAAAAATATTATAACAAATGGCACACTTATCAGGAACATATACTTATACTTTTAGTCGGCTAGACCCGATGTACAACAACTCTCTTAAAACGGGAGTTCAATCTTTAGTAGTCGGACTTTCTTGCAACTTTAGCGGTGTTGACGAGAACGGTGTAACTGCCGTTGAAGGCGCATATATCGATGGCACAACTGGGTTCATGAATTGGACTGACCCTATTCCTGATTATCCAGCGTCGGGCGAAAGTAATCCCTCGGGCTATTCTGTTAATTATACTCCTGACTATGTATCGGGGAATATTAGTGGTTTAGCGAATGAATATGTTTCAGGTATGGGATGGCTGCACCAATTAGAAGATCAGATTTCTGGCAAATTGCATACACCTATTTCATGGTCAGATTTTCCATTTCCTCACGACGGAATACCTCCTGTTAATCCGGAAGACGCATAAATTATTTATATATAAAATAAAAGCCCCGCAAATATGCGGGGCTTTTTTCTTGGGCTCTACAGGTTATTTACTTGCGCGTGGGCCTCTTTCTTTTATCTCCTCCACGGCGAGGTCGCTCACCTCGCTCACGACGCGGCTTACTGCCCCTTTTAGCATCTTTGTTTTTTCGTTCCGCTAATGCTTTTTTCATAGCGGCTTGTTCTTTTTCACAAAGCTTACCATCTTTATTTTTATCAAATCGCTGAAGCGCCATCCTTTTACGAAGCGCTGTTTGTTTTTCTTTAGCTTGCTGAGGGGTAAGCTTTCCCGCTTTTACTGCATCTCTAATTTTTTTAGCTGCAGCAGCGTACCTCTTTCGAGCATCGTTTGGATTGACTTTTTTAGCTGAGGGCTTTTTAGCTTTAGCGGTGGCGACTTTATTTGTTTTGTGATGATGATCAGCTTGAACTACGCTGGTGCCTAGTAACAATGCTGCCGTAATAATGAATGTAATATATTTCTTCATAAAATTATTCTCCCGGATTGTTTCCGTCAATTACCTCGTCTCTTTTGTTTTTAAATTCATTGCGAATTTCTTTGATCCGATTTCTAACCTCTTCCCGATTGCCTTTCATACCTTCGAACCAATCTTTACGAAGTCCTTTTAGTTGCTCCCTTAAACCGTCTTTATCTTCATCAGAAGCATCTTTAAGTTGCTTATGAAGATCTTTTACTTTTGAATGATGCTCTTTAGCAGCAGCAGCAAAAGCGTCTCTCAACTCTTTAACTTTTTCATCATCTCTAACGAGCTTCCCAAAAGCTCGTCCTTTATGATGTATCTTGTGACCCTTCTTTTTCGAATCCTTATGATGCTTTTTACGCTTTTCAAAAGCAGCCTTCAAACGCTCTTTAATTTTTTCTCTATCAATTTTTTTCTCAGGACGCGGCTTTTCTGGCTTCTCTTTATCTTTTTGAGGGCGAGCTTCTACTGTTGTTAATGAAACTGCTAAAGCAGCCAACAACCCAACTTTGGTTAAATATTTCATGAACATATTATATACACTATGCAAGGTTCGTGCCAGAACTTTTTTTTCATTTTTCTAATGTTTTTTTCTGCAAAGCAATCAGTATGGGAGATATTCCCCTATTAAAAATAATTTTAGGTAAATAATCCCCGATCAGTGTAAAACTTATTGTGAAACAATTTTTAAAATATTTAGTTTTGATAATCCTCCTCACGGGCTGCGCAAATCTAAAAGAAGTAGATATAAGCCTTACCGGAATCGAAATGGAATATTATCCGTCTCACCCTTCACAAGAAGAACCAAGCATTTTTGGAGGTCCGCTTCCTAAAGTCGGAGACACGCTTCCCAAATTAATGCCAATGACAAAAAATAAAAAATAAAAATGGAACCTATTAACGCAATAACCAACTTGCTCACTGATACAAACTTAGCACAGCAACTGACGGCGCTAAAACCCAAGGAAATGGAAAATATTGCTCAGCACTTATTTTCTGAATACGGGTGGATGTTTGCCGCGGGAGTAGGTGTAATTTTGATAAAAGATGTAATGATGAATTTTGCTAAAGGTATTTTAATATTTTATGGGTCACATTTTAACAATGACGATGTGATTTATATTAGCGGGCGTCAAGCACGGATAGTCAGAGTGGGTTTAACCACTACTACGTTTTACATGACGGACCGCAAGACCAAAATGGTCGTACCGAACGAGCAGCTAAAGGAGCTTACAATTGAAAAAAGTTTACCCCTTAATGGCGGCTCTCCATATCTACCCAAGGGCAATGACCCTGAGTTTGAAAAACCAAACTCAAGTAAAAAGTGAGTAAATCTCAACGCAAACTAAAAATGAAAAGAAGAAAAGCAGAGCTTAGGAAGCAACAAGCTGCAGATGCAGTAAGAAAAAAATCCTTTAAAAAGAAAGTAATTGTAGGAATAATTATTATTTTGATTTCAATAACATTAGCTTTTATTTTTGGGGAGAAAAAAGAAGCTATCAAGGAAAAAGTAACCCAAACCATAGTTGAGAAAACAGTAGAATCTGTCGTAGATAAAACTGCAAACGACGTAAAAGAAAAAGCAGTTGAAAAAATAACTGACCTATTCAATAATAAATAAGATGCCAGATTATAACTATCAATTCAATCGGAACGAAGAAATAACACCTACAGGTGGGATAATAGCTGAAGACGTATCTACCACAATTCGTGG